AAAAGACAATGCGCAAACCAGCAGAACAAGTTTCTAAATTCAAGAAAGTTAGTAAACGTGCTTTGCAAAAAGAGTTTGAAAGTGTCAACAGTGTAGAGACAAAAATGAATGGACGTTTTAATGATCAAACTTTGATATTGCGTGTTTTTTGATAAATACTATTGTTAGGGCGACGGTCCGACATTAACTCATTATCCCGGGAGAACACATAATGACAAATACAATTAAAACGTTCTATTACATGGAAATTACAGCACCAAATACAGGTGATGTTATAGGACATCAGCGTTATATGCTAGATCAACACATTGCTGAAACAGGTTCTAAAAAATCTAAAGTTGCAAAAGAATTCGTTTTCGCAAATGCTAAAATCCACAATAAGGTTGAAGATACGCAAGCAGTTACACTTGAATTTATGAATCAAAGAAATTTTGACACATATATGGTAGCTATTGCAGACTTTAGAGAGTGGGTATCAGCAAATCATGGCGTAGAGTATTCATATGAAAAAGTTTCAAGTACAGATTTAGAAGCAGCCCGTATCGTGCTTATAGACGACGATACATCAAAAATGTCATATTATGATGAAATGAAAACATATATGGAAAACACATTACCACAAATTCGAGGTTTTGCTGAAGAATAATTCATAATAGTATAATCACTATTGACCCACGCTTAATAAGCGTGGGTTTTCCATTTAAGGTATAAATGATAAATACTGTATAACGGAGATTTATCAATGCCTAAGAATCGCAACAAAGTCAGAAATGACGTAATCAAAGACATCAGACTGTTACTAGGTGACGGTATGATTGACATAGAATTAGATCCAGAACATTATGATGTAGCACTTGATGTTGCTATTTCAAAGATTAGACAACGTTCGGATAATTCAGTAGAAGAAGATTTCTATGCTATAGAACTAAAAGCAGATGTAGCAGAATATTCTCTTCCAGAAGAAATTATTGAAGTTAAGCAGATTTGGAATCGTTCATTCGGTCATGGTATATCTGGTGGTGTTGATATGGATCCATTTGAATTAGCATATGCAAATTCATATTTCTTTATGAACAATCACATTGGCGGTATTGCAACATATGAAATGTTTTCACAATATCGTGAAACTTTGAATAAGATTGCAGCAACAGAAATTCAATATATTTGGAATCCAGTAACAAAGAAACTGAAAATTTTAAGAAAAATGAGAGCAGATGAAACTGTTCTTTTACATGTATACATAGAACGTAATGAAGATCAGTTGTTTGTTGATCCGTATCTTAAATCTTGGTTGCGTGATTATGCATTAGCATATTGCAAACGTATGTTAGGTGAAGCACGTGGCAAGTTTTCAGCGTTACCAGGTGCACAAGGTGGCGTAACACTAAACGGCGCAGAAATGAAAGCAGAAGCAGATGCGTTGATCGAAAAACTAGAATTCGATTTAACAGTACATGTTGATGGATCATCGCCACTTGGCTTCGTTATCGGCTAACTGCTACAATTTATCGCATTGATATTTCATGTTTTCTGTGCTATATTCAGATAAGTAATAGTATGAAACATTACATCCCTCAAACATTCGGTGACCGAGTAGCACTTGGCATCACATTATTCTTGCGCTGGTTCGCGGACACGTTCTTCGCCAAGCGTTACGGACATAGGGCTGTAGTTTTAGAAACTGTAGCAGGAGTTCCTGGTATGGTGGCTGGCATGTGGAGCCACTTGCGCAGTTTGCGTAAGATGCAAGCAGACGACAGAGGTTGGATCAAAACTCTGTTAGAAGAAGCAGAGAACGAGCGTATGCATCTAATGATATTCATTGAAATTGCAAAGCCAAATTGGTTTGAGCGTATGCTTATATTATTTGCGCAGTTTGTATTCTGGCATTTCTATTTTGTTCTTTATGTATTCTTCCCAAAAGTTGCTCACCGTATGGTAGGTTATTTTGAAGAACAGGCAGTAGTAAGTTACACACAATACTTAGAACAAATCGACACTGGTGCAGTTGAAAATATATCAGCGCCGCAAACAGCAATCGACTATTACAATTTGAAATCAGATGCTAGACTACGTGATGTAGTTATAGCAGTTAGAGAAGATGAAAGAGGTCACAGTGAAGTCAATCATGACATGGCTAACATTCTTGTTCAAGAAGCAAGCGACTAATCCCGAACCAGAATTCGATACAAGAGTTCGTATCAATTCAGAAAATATGACAGACGTTGAAAAGATGGATGCCGGATTTAACGGTAAGACATATACTAACAACGGTATTGAATCAGATTTTTAATTTAATTACTTGACTTCAAACAAAATCACACTATATCTATAATATAACACACAAGAGGAAACGAATATGAATAAATTACTATCAGCAGTAGCCTTTATTGGTCTACTATC